CGCGAAGGGCTCCGGGTCGTCCACTATCCACAGTCGCCCTCCCGTATGGTCGCCTCGTCTCAGGCGTTCTACGAATCCGTCACGCAGGAGACGATTACGTGGGGCGGGGAGCCGAACCTCTCGAAGGCTCTCGTCCGGCATCTCTCGAACGCGACCGTTAAGACGGATCGTTTCGGGCCGCGCATCGTGAAGGAGCATCGCGGATCTCCGAGAAAGATCGACCTCGCCGTCGCGGCGGTTATGGCATTGGATCGGGCGCGCTATTATGCGTCAGAGGCGGAGAAGCCGTCCCGAAGTGTGGAGTTTTTTAGCCTATGATTTCGAACGTCCTCGAACTTTCAGGCGTCGCCCTGCTACTCTATGCCGCGTGGCTCGTCCATCCCGCGTCCATTATCGGACTCCTCGGGATCGCGTTAATCGTTATCGGATACGAGAGGGGTAAGAAGTGAGCATCATTCGCCGCGTTCTCGGAACGAATAACGAGGAGCGAAACCTTAACGGGCTCGGACTTATTCCGTCCGCCTTCGATCGCGTCCCCGGACTTAGCGCGCCGCTCGTAAACGAGAACTCCGTCCTCGGACTCTCGACCGCGTGGGCGTGCGTAACCATCCTCGCCGATATCATCTCAACACTCCCTCTCGATTCTTACGTTCGCGATAACGGTCAGCGTCGCCCGTATCGCCCCGGAGGATCTAAACCCGAGTGGATGATTACGCCGATCCCCGGATCGAATACTACGATCAATGAGACGCTCTCTCAGATCGTCGTCTCTCTTTATCTTTCGGGGAACGCCTATATCTTCGCGCCCCGTGATCCCGATACGCTCGCGCCTCTCGAGGTAAGAGTCCTCGATCCGCGCACCGTGGACGTGCGGCACGAAGGACGCGAAGTTATTTACACGATTCGCGGTGGCGCAGAGTCGCGACAATACGGACCCGAGACGATTATTCATATCCCGCTAATCACAATCCCGGGTCACGCGAAGGGAGTTAATCCTCTCGAAGCTCTTCGGAATACGCTCGGCCTCGGGATGACGCTCGACGCATCCGCCGCCTCGTTCTTCGCGACAGGCTCCACGCCTACGGGCATCATCGAGACGCCCGATACCTTGACGGCGGATCAGGTGAAGACGCTAAAGGAGGGATGGTTGCGCCATCATACGGGCGCGAACGCTCACACTCCGGGCGTCCTCTCAGGAGGCGCAACGTTTAAGGCTCTCTCCTTCCGCCCTGAAGACGCGCAGCTCCTCGCCTCGCGAGAGTTCACGGTGAACGAGATCGCGCGCATCTTCCGCGTTCCGCCTCAACTTCTCGCAGTTACGACTCCGGGCGCGATGTCGTATTCGTCCGTCGTCGAACTGAACGCCGCCTTCGTCTCCTATACGCTACGCCCGCTCGCGGAGAAGATCGAACGCGCACTCTCTCTCCTGATTCCTCTCCCTGAAGCGTTCGCTCGTCTATCAATGGACGCGCTTCTCCGAGGCTCTACGCGCGATCGCGCAGAGGCCTATCGAATCGCCCTCTCCGAAGGTTGGGCCTCCGTCTCAGAGATTCGTCGTCTCGAGGATCTCGCCCCGATCGACGATCCATCGGCGAACGCATATCGTCAGCCGCTCGCTCAGGCAGACGCCGCCATCGCATCGGCGCAGCAAAAGGCGAACGTTTACTCCGCCCTCATTAGTGCGGGGATGGATCCGGCAGAGGCGAAGAGGATCGCGAAACTATGACGTTTCAGGCGCGCGCATATATCATCGGAACCGCGGCGGTCTCAATCGGGACCGCGAGTGCCAAGAATACGCACGAGCTTACAATCTTTAACGATTCGAATAAGTCGATTTATCTCGGCGCATCCGACGTCACGACGTCGAGTGGATTCCATATTCCCGCGACCTCGTTCCGAGAGGTCAAGATCGCGAACGGCGACGTTCTTTACGCGGTATCGATTGACGTAGACGGAGAGGCGCACGTCTTCGATTTTCAGGTGGACCCGTGATCCTGATCTTCGATATCGACGGAACGCTTACGACGAGCGGCGATACACCGAACGAACCCGTTATCGCGAGGCTTCGCGAAGAGGCCGAGAAGGGCGAGAGAATCTTCATCGTCTCTGGACGACTCGCCGCCCGGATGGACGAGACGAAGGCGTGGTTATCAGAGAACAAGATTCCGTACGAGGCGATCTACCTTCAGGACTTCTCCGAGGATTCGAGCCTCGCGGTCATCGAGGCGTTTAAGGCGTTTAAGTATTCGAAACTCCTCGAAGAGTTCGGCGACCAGATCGGCTACCTCGTAGACGACGACGTTGAGGCGCGAGACGCCGCCGAGGGAATGGGGATCGACGCCTACGGCCCGGAGGCGTTCGTGCGCCTATCCGCCCGCGCGATTGATCCCGACGGATACGAGCCTACCGCGGAGATGCGCGCAGAGGCGGAGCAGGGGCTCGAGTGGCGTCGAGAGTTCGGGCGCGGCGGGACGGAGATCGGCATCGCACGAGCCCGAGATATTTCGAACGGGCGACGACTTCCGTATGAGACGGTCGTCAGGATGTCGTCTTACTTCGCTCGTCACGAAGTCGATAAGGAGGCGCAGGGATTCCGCCCGGGCGAAGACGGCTACCCTTCGAACGGTCGTATCGCGTGGGCTCTATGGTCGGGAGATAGCGGGATGGCGTGGGCATCGCGTATCATCCGTGAAGCGTCCGAAGAAGACGCGCAACGAAACGAAGGAGACGAGATGGCGATCGAGTTCCGACGCACAACGGCAGAACTACGAGCCGTAGACGAGGACGGGTTTACGTTCGAAGGTATGGCGGCGGTCTATGACTCGCCATCCGCGGAAGGCACGAACCCCGAGATCGTAAAGAAGGGCGCGTTCGCCCGCTCTCTCGCCGCCGCAGGGCGCGGAGAATGGGACGTGAAGGCATACGCCGATCATAATCCCGAGCGTCTCCTCGGCACGACGAAGACGGGAACGCTCGAGCTCGAGGATCGCGAGGACGGCCTCCTCGCCCGCATCCGCCTAAACCCGAACGTCTCGTTCCATCGCGACCTCGCAGAGATCGTCCGCACGATGGGGAAGTCCCTCGGGCTCTCCTTCGGGTTCTACTCCACGAACGCGAATAAGGTAAACGAAGAGGGAGTCCGCGAACTCCGCGACGTGAAGCTCGTCGAGGTCTCCGCCTTGACGGGACTCTCGCCTTATTACCCGTCCACAATCTCGACCGTATCCGTCCGATCCCTCGCCTCCGAGGCGGGCCTCGAGATCGAGCCTCTCCGCGCCGCGGTGAATGCGCTCCTCTCCGGGGACGTCTCCGAGGATCAGGCTCGCCTCCTCGCCGAGGCGATCGCCGCAGTCGTCGCCGAAGACGAGGCGGAGAAGGCGGAAGATATCGCCGAGGGCGAAGTCGTCGAAGAGATGCCCGTCGAGGAGACGATCGTTGAAGAGTCCGCGCCGCGCAGCGTCCCGCGATCCACGCGGGAGAAAGAGATCGAACTCGCGAAGCGCGCGCTACGATAAGAAAACCGAAACGCTAAGGGCGACAGTCTAAGGGCGAAAGTACCGCACGAGTCGCGCCGCCGGGACGGGTGTTTAGAAACAACCAAAAGTAAAGAAAGGGTGAAACTATGTCCGTCGTCAATCAGCTACACGACGCCTACCGTCGCGATTTCGAGGCCGCTAAGGCTCTCGTTTCCCGCGCATCGGAAGAGGCCCGTGAACTTTCCGCAGAGGAAGAGGCTCAGTATTCGAAGCTCAACGAGTCAATGGACTCGAAGCTCGCGAAGATCGAGGACCTGAAGAAGGGCGAGGAGCGTTCAGCGAAGCTCGCCGCCGTCATCGGGGCCGTCGAAGTGGCAACCGCTAAGACCATCGAGAACGACGCAGACGCTCTTCGCGCGCTCATCGCGGGCGACAAGCGATCCGCTAAGTTCGAGATGCGCGCACTCGCAACCGCAACCGCGACGACTCCCGTGACGTTCGCCGACTTTGTCGTTGAACAACTCGTGAACGACAACGTGGTATATGCGGGCGCAACGAAGATCCGCACAACCGATAACCGAAACATCACCGTCCCGATCCTCGCAGGTACGGCCCCGGCAGCGGCGTTCGTCGCTCAGGGTGGCACGATCAGCGCGGCGGACCCGGTGTTCACTTCGATTACTCTCGGTTCGTTCGCAGCCGCTACCCTCACGCTCGCCTCGCGCGAGTTGGTGGATAGCGCAGGGTTTAACCTCGTCGAGTACGTGGGACGAGCCGCAGGTGCTCAGATCGCGAACCTCGCGGGTTCAGCTTGTACCCTCGGAACGGGAACGGTTCAGCCTACGGGCTTCGTAACCGCGCTCAATACCGCGGGCGCACTTACAACCGCAGTCAAGGCGGGAACGGTCACGGCGACCTTCTTTGACCTTCTGGACGTTCAGGCCGCACTCTACGCTTTGGCCCCTAAGTATCGCAACGCGAATACGGCGTGGCACGTGGCGACGAGCGCAGCTAAGAAGATGCGTGGATTCCAAGATCTCAACGGTCAGTTCGTATGGCAAGCGTCTCAGGCCGCAGGGCAGCCTGAAACCCTCCTCGGCTACCGCGTGATCGAGAACCCGTATATGGCGGCAGTCGCCTCGGCGTCTAAGTCCGTCGCGATCGTCCACGAGCCTTCGATCTATATCCGCGAGGCGGGTAATATCGAAGTGGCTACGAGCTCGGAGCGTTACTTCGAACTCAACAGCGTGGGCATCCGTTCGATCTATCAGTTCGACTCGAACCTCCCGGATGGGGCCGCGGGTCGAATCCTCGTCTCGGCCACAAGCTAAGACGGCGGAGTCGCCGTAAGGTAGACTCTCGGAGAGGGTCCTCGGGGAAACCCGGGGGCCCTCTCCATTTATAGGAGCAGGAGAGGAGGACGGAGGCGATGGCACTTCGCGTAGCAGTCTCAACGAACGCCCCGTGGGTGGGCTCGGGATACGGTGCTCAGATGGCGGAGCTCGGACCGCGAATGAAGGCGGACGGGCACGACGTATCAATCCTCGCGAACTATGGACTCTCGGGAACCGTCCTCGATTGGAACGGGATCTCCGTTTATCCGCAGGGGATTGACGCTTATTCGAACGATCTTCATCCCGCGCAGATGGCGCGGATTCAGTCAGAGACGAAGGATCGTCCGTTTCTGGGGGCTACCCTCTTCGACGTATGGCCTCTAAAGAATCCCGAATGGGATAACGTCCCTCTTCTTTCGTGGACGCCGATCGATCACTCGCCCGTCACTCCCGAAGTCCTTCAGTTCTTCCGACGCGGCGGTCGTAAGTGGGCAGTCGCGATGAGCCGATTCGGAGAAACGGAACTCCTTAACGCGGGACTTCCGCGCGATCAGGTCTTCTACGCGCCGCACTCATTTAATCCCGAGGTATGGCGACCTGAAGGCGAGACGATGCGTAAGACGATGAGCATCCCCGAGGACGCGCATTTGACTTGGATTAATGCCGCGAATAAGGGCTCCACTCCCGTTCGGAAGTGTTGGGGCGAGCAGCTTACCGCGTGGGCGATCTTCGCCGCACGTCATCCCGACGCATATCTTTATCTTCATACGGACCTCTCGGGGATGGCGCAGGGCGTACAGCTCGAGCCGCTAATGAACGCGCTCAAGATGCCGAGGGATCGAATCCGTATCGTTCCGCAGTATGAATACAGAATGGGCATCGATCAGAAGACGGTCGCGAATATTGCGCGGAGCGCGGACGTGCTCCTTCACGCGCCACGCGGTGAAGGGTTCGGCGTGAGTCAGATCGAGTCCCTCGCCTCGGGCGTCCCGATCGTCTCGACGAGGTGGACGGCGATGACGGAGCTCGTGGGCGCAGGGTGGCTCGTCGAGGGTCAGGTCG